AGCGTTGCCAGAGACCTGAGCGTTGCCAGAGACCCGAGCGTTGCCAAAGACCTGAGCGTTGCCATAGACCCAAGCGCTGTCATAGACCCGAGCGTCGCCATTAGCTAGCCGTTCGCTCTCTACCCAGCCACCTTTGTCGCCTTTCTTAACGCCACGCGCTGGGATGTCTACCGTCGCCTCGATACGGAACAATTCTAATCCCCACGCGGTTACTTTTGTTTCTTTGGTTAGTTTAAACTTTAGTTCTGACATTTTAATCCCCCTATTTAATCTGAATGTTATTATTTTCAACCAGTGTAGCACCCTCTACAAACTCGCCAGCCTTGAGTGCCTCACCAATACTCGTTTTATCCGCTGAAACGGTTGTAACGGTTTTACGATACGCCTCAGGTAGCTTTTCAACGTCCTCAATATCAACGCTCGCACTCTTCCGCCACGATACGCTTACTTTCGTGGTGTCGAACTTCTTCCCAGCCAATGCACTGCTTAGGTAGCCCTTAAGACTTTCCGCCTTAGCTTCGGCTCGCTTTTGCTTTTCGGCGAACACGTCTTTTTCAGTCTTGTAAGCAGTAGCTTCGGCAAGCAGGTTCTTGTGCCACAATGCGACGTTCTCAATCTTCGTGTTGTAGTCAATCTGTAAAGCGTCAAACTTCTCGGTGTCTAAAATCTCGCCTGTTTCAAGGTCGATACAGCTTAGTATTTCTTGATTGATTTCGTATAGGTTCATATTATTCTCCTGTGTAGACAAAGACACGCCCGCCCTTCGTCTTGTTAATTATAGATATTTTTGCGATTTCTCGATTGTCGTTATACTCAATTTTCTCTACCGCAAACTTGTCGTAAGTGCTGTACCTCTTCTTGCCTTGGTACTCACTTTCAGTTATGTTCATCTTCGCTGCCGCTACCCAGATAAACGGTGAAGTGTACAGCTCTCGACCGATGCCCCAGTTAAAGCAGGCTCGCTTAAAGCTGTCCGACGCCTGTCCCTTTTCTTTCTCTGCGTTGCTTTCAACGCCGACATCTTGGCGGTCTACCCATTGTTTTAGCTCATCGTCCCAGATTGAGACGGTGCAGAATAGGTTGCCGTTAATGAGTTCGTGCTTGCGTTGCCACTTAACTCCGCTTTCGTCTAAGATACGCATATCACTTCGAGCGTCCTTATACAGCAGCAGTGTTGCACCTTTAGCGTTAATCTGTGCAACTCGCACTTCGATTTCATCTGCTCTTAATTCTCGGAACTTCATTTTAAGCCCTCGGAACAATCGTATAATCAATACCGTCGGTGGTGCCTAGTGGGTATTCTGATTTGATGTAGTTTACTTTGATAGTCATTCCGCAACCCTCACGTCAAGAATTGTGTAGTACATAAACGTGCGGTTACAGTACACGTGATAGTACGGCTGTTGGTCTTCAAGCAGCTTTTCATCTACTCGGCTCTTTACGAACGCCTGAGCTTCTCCTATCGTTTTGTAGCCTGTGCCGTCTACTCGGTCGCCACATTTTACAATGAATATTGTCATTTTTTTTAGCCTCTCTTTATCCCTATACTAAATTGAACTTTGTGCGATTTCGCATACGCATGTAGTAAGCACTTGCGAGTGGTCTTGTCTTAAATGATAATTCGCTTACTGCTACGACATTCTTGGTTTCATAGTGTCGTTTGATAATATGCCATTTTCCGTTACGTACTTCTGCTCTTGTCATTTGATAACCTTTCTTTATTACCTACCTTCATTATAGCACAGCGTATCATTTAAGTAAACACCTTTCTGTGGTATAATACAGGTGTTGGCGGATATACTCTTTAGTCTTTGGACTAGTTTTGTATAGCCTTTCTTGACCGCCAGCACTTACCGCTCTCCACTTGGGCGGTATTTTATTTTAAGCATGTGCAGTATAATGAAAGTCGTGGGATAAGTTAAATCCTTGTACCTCGCAAAGACTTATAAAAAAACAAATATATGTAGCGTTATAGAACCCCTGTCGCATGTTATGGGGTTCTATTTTTTGTGGTATAATTAGAGGTGCTAGGGTAAAGTTTGAATGATAACACGAAGCTCTCAGCTCCTAGCAATTCAAACGGCTGGGAGCTTCTTGTTTATAAGATTAGAATAGGGGTATTCTATGGAACAAGAGAGGGAAGACAGGTTTGTCATAGTCCGCTATGACGTTCTCCAATGCAAAGACTTGTCCCCAAGTGAAAAGCTCGTATATGCCAGAATGTGCGGGTTTAAAAAGTATTTTGAAAGCAAGGAGGAGTGTTCCGATATTTTAGGCATATCGAAAGACACTATCGTAAAGGCTAAACAGAAACTTCTAAAGCTCGGATACATCAGAGAAATAGGCAACACTGGGCGTGGTAAAATCTACCAATCAGTCTATGAAGAAGACGCAAGAGTGGTAAAATCTACCAATCAGAGTGGTAAAAAACACCCAATCAGAGTGGTAAAATCTACCAACATAGAAGAAAGAGAGAGTAAAGATAGAGTAAAGAGTGTTACTAACGTAACAGGCGAAACGCCAGAACAGTTCGGTAAATCTGAAATAAATGACCTGTTTGTTTACTGGAACTCAATAGTCGGCTACTCGATATCTAGTAAGGTACAAGCCAATAGGAACGCCTGCAATAACCTACTTAAAAAGTATGGATCTAAAGGCGTAGAACAGCTCATAAACGCCGTTAAAGCCGCTCAGGATGACAGATACGCACCAAGAATATCAGACTTCGTAACGCTTCAATCAAAACTAAACGATTTATTACTGTGGGCAAAAAAAGAAATCAACTAAAGAGGTAAAAGGAACTATAAAGATATGAAATACGAAATGACAACTTATCAAGACCAGAAAATAGAGGTGACGCAGGAGCAGGCAAAATCCCTCGCCGACGTAGCTGGGCTAATAGAACTAGACGTAAACGGCAAGACCCACTTTATAAATCCGTCGAGTATCGCTAATATCGTTCCAAAATCAAACGCCAGTGAGTACAAGCCGTTAAATGAGCTACCGATAAGCAATAAAGACCATCGAGTCGATGTCAATTCAGAGGGTTATAAAAAGTTTCAAGAAATGAAACGCCAACGATTGGGAGGTAGAGCATGGACAAACTAAAACTATCATGGAAAGACCAAGACGGGAACTATCAAGAGCGCATCTTTGATAATCTCAACGAGGCTACCAAGGCACGGAACTGGCTGATAAAGAATAATGCCGATGATGTTGATATGGCGGTTATAGTGGTTGTTAAAAAGCCTGAGGAAGTGATAGAATAAGAGCATAAGATTAGGCTTCGCACTTTTCGCCCACAAGGGCTACTCAATAATTACATAAGTTTCCTAAGCTCTATGTGGTGTCTTATACAAAAGGGGCGTTTTTCATACGGCGCCTCTTTTGTTATAATAAGGTTACGAAGCAATAAGCAGCAGGCTAAAAAATGATGCCGTAGCGTTGCCTAGTGAAACATGAGCAAACTATCTAAGTTCAGAGTGTACTTTGAGTACGATATGACGTTGAGAGACGTTAAGAAGGAACTCAAAAAGCGCACCATAAAAAGCACCCCTCGCTAATTACGAGGGGTTTTTTGCTTTTACTACCGAAGTCGCTGTGGTGATTGTATTATAACACTCGCTTGCGCAGCGCTTCAACCGATAACTCTATATAGGGTATTTGCCTATTCAAATGCTCTGAAAAGTCGAACAATTCATTCTCTTCAAACGTATCTGCCATTTTCCTGACGGCGTCTAGGCCACTGTACGGCGTTTCAAGCCCATGGACTAGTTCCAGTGCCTTTTTAGCCATAACGCCGATAATAGGTGGAAGCAATGGCTCTACATGGCAATGCAGCTCTCTATGAGCTGGTACGTGAAGCTCTATCTGACTTGATTTATCATTTCTAAGCAACTTATTGCTACTGACGGCGTTCCACCGACGACGCTCCCAGTATAGGTGATGGAGGTTAGTCTCCCTCACTTCCTACTCCTGGGTGTTGTCCTTTTTAGCGAACAACGAGCCGATAACCGCTCCGACAGCCCCCGCGAATACGCCAAACATAGCATCATTCATCTCAAGTTGTGCAAGAACTGCTATAGCGAATGTCACCATGACGATTATCGTCACGATACTTTTAATCTTTAATAGGTTCTTCATTACTTCACCCTCACTTTCTGGTTAACTCTGATAAGATTGAGGTTTTTGATACTAGGATTGAGCTTTGCCAGCGATGCAAGTGATATGCCGTGCTTTACTGCGATACCGCTCATTGTGTCACCGCTTTTAACGGTATAGAACTTCTCAGATGAGCCAAGTTGCTTATTAACTTCAGCCTGTACCTTGTTATAGTCATAACCAGCTTTTTTCAATCGGGATTTACGGTCATCACCATTGCCCCATTTACCAGCAATAACTTCTTTAGCAACTGTAGAGATAGACTTCTTCGACGGCTTAGGTTCTGCCTTAACATACTTATCGAGGTTAATAACCTGCTGCTTCTGAGAGAACGGACGCGTGCCCTTAGTTACATAGAGAGCCCTAGCCCCATTCTGCTCATAGTTCGTTTCATTGGCTAGGTCAATCCAGATATGTCCGTAGGTTATACCGCCGATATTACCCATCTGACGGTTAACTACAACACGCAACCAACCATCCTTGTTCTGAGCAATACCCTCGCGCACTAAAGTGTCGCCTACATCCTTAGCGTTACCACGTGCCTTATATGGGCTTGGAGCGCCAACATATTCCAGCAACGCCTTAATAAGAGAAACACACTGCCCTTGGTAAGGCGCAGATTTAGCGTTCACACTCTTACCTACTTGGCTATCAAGCCACTTACGGATTTCTGCTTTAGTTCGTGCCATCGCTCACCTCCTCTTCTGGGATAAATGCCTTCTTTGATTCTTCGCTGATGTCCATAACACCTCCTTATCTACCTATGTTTGAAAAAATAAACGATAATACTCCCATAAAAACAGTCAGAACGCTAGCAACAACACCGACTTCCTTACGAGATACCTTTTCTTTAATTTCTACCTTGAGTTCATCAACCTCTTTTCGGGTTGGTGTATCACCGAGGGCTTGTTTTATTTCATGTAGGTCTTCACGCATATAGCCAATATGAATACCAATCTCTTGTACGGTTTTCGGCGGGTTTTTGTGTTCCTCATCTACCATATTCTTATTGTAGCATTTTAGGGGTTTATAGAGGTCGCACAATGTTGATTGGGCGTCACTACCAGTCGACAGAACCTCAGGTATATCTCTCTCGTCTGGAATTACACCGTCAAGTCAAGTGCTTATTGTTGTAGGTGGTATTGCAACTTTATCTGGCTACTGGACTAAATCCACAAACTTAACAAATAACGAAGTAGTTATGACTATACCGAGTGACTTAGCTGCTACAGGAGGTTATTGGTATGGCGCTGTTATATTAAATTCAGGTGGTTCAGCTCGTTTTCAAGTCTATGGAACAGACGTATTTATCCGAAGTGTACCTTCTGGAAGTAACGTGTTTACAGGAAGTATCTCGTGGGTTGTTGGTCATTAGTACCAATTGTTAGTTATTAACTGGAAGATATAAACGGAGGTTGGGTTATATCCAGGGCAACATAGTTGAACCCCCGAGCAATCCCACTAGACTGCTCCATTAAAAAATTAAACCCTGTGGTACTAATAGTGGACACTGTATAGTAGCTGACTGCTCCTGAAGATGAATTGACATTCATAAAAACTGCAGGTGTATTATCAAAGGGCGTGTCGAAGGTAACACTTGTAGTGGAAAACCCTGTGGCAATAGATGAGGCACCTGACCCTACCTGCATGTACTTTGGGTTGGTAACGAATGTCTCAAAATCAACATTGTGCGACTTGATAGCTTGGTCACCAATCCCTGAGCCGTCTGCTAATGCGTCTATATTAGCCTTTACGTTGTTAGCCCATTCTGAAGTTCCTTTCTCAAAAGGGTCTACGGTATTGTTGTCATTTGGTAGATTGCCAGTGCCTACGCTCACCGCAATACTCCTTTGTTTCCAATTATTGTATTTTCGTCAATAACATTCATAGTTTAATTATAGCATTTTAGAATAAAAGTATTTACACTATGACAATGTTGTGCTATAGTATAGGCATGAAAACAAGAAAGACTATCACAATTGCAATATCAAGCATACTAGTGGCCACCGTAGGTATTAGTGCGGCTATCTTGGTAAATACACCAGAAAAGCCTATAGAACGTGCAGAAACAACGTTAAAACAGCAAATAGAGCCTATTCCTACCAAATCAATGGCTGTTGAGAAGGTAAAAGAAGAAATTAAGCCTAAAATAGAAATCATGGAGACACCTGTGCAAGAAGTCGCTAAACCAGAGCCAAAGGAAGTAGCTAATAAGGTTATTGCAGAAGACGAATTCTTTGAGGTATTTTTCTTAAAGAGTGTGGAGCTAAGTAAAGGTACGGCGTTTCAATATCGAAATACTCTCTATAACGTCCTCTACAATAAATATGAGAAAACGCCAAAGCTGTTTACTGAAGATAAAGTAGATAGTATCTTAAGCTCTTGCATAGACCAGATGAACAGACAATATAATGAGCAAGAACACACCATAGTCCACGCATTAGTCTACACCTGCGATATTTAGTTATCGAATGGCGACAGGAATGTGCTAAACCAAAAGGTTATCGTTTGTGGCTCCCTTGTCCTGTAGTCTGGCTGTGCACCACCGCCCCCATCTGTACCGACACGAAGTCTTATAATCTCTGGCTCAATCCTATCTAGTACACAGTAAAGCCCTGAAGTAAGTATTGGTGAACCTAGAGACGGTATATCGACATCAATATCCGAGTATATCGTGTTGCCAGGGACAAGAACGCCATATTTAGATGATGTACCAATTGCACGTAGTCCCGAGCTTTTAGAACCAGCTTGCATTGTAACTGTACCAAATATAGGGTTGGTGCTAGGGTTATACACATAATTATTAGGAACAGTAAAAGATATGACATTTCCTGAGGTGTCATTTTTTGTTGAACCAAAGTCTGATGAAATTATTAAATTATTAGGTCTCATATTTCGTCCACGTATATCCTGTAATACCACTCTTGTACTCTGTATCCAAAATCACTGTCATATAACTGTAGGCTACTGGTAGATATTTGTGCTCTCGGTCTGTCTGGTGAGTTAAATAATGTAGCGTCCTTAAACCTAAAAATAACACCAGTAGTCGTCCTATACCATAAGTCCATTTGTGGTAAGTAACCTAGACCGTGGGTGACTGTATCATTAGGTGCTGCTGACCCTTGTAGGAATATTTTAGGGTTGTTGTAGTCCGTACTTAAGGCAAAACTATCTAGCTCGCTTGCAGAGGCAGGAGTAGTTACGTTCTCGTTTGGCTTAGCGTAGAAGATAACCCTGTAGTAAACAGTTATGGAACTTTGCGTTAAGTTAAGAACATCGAAATTTACATTTGTTGCGTCAGTACTCATTGTTACCGTTGCAGCATTAAAGCTAATTCCTATCTCATCGTAACTTAAATCAAAAGTAGGGTCAGTTGACCATTTAAGCATTCCAAGAGGCTCAAAAGACAACCCATGCGGCACTGACACAGAGATAAACGACGTACCAGCAACTGTGAAAGAACCCTCAATCGCTCCGAGTATCTGGTCTATCGGATAATCGGTAGTTGATAAGAAGTTATTAGGGTTCATTAAATACCCTCGTCACGTAAGTCGATACCAGGTTTGGCTGACCAGACACCATCTCTTAAATCGTCCCTCGCTTGCCCCACTCGGTTTGCGTGTGTGCCATCACTTCGTATAGTCGTAAGACCTAATAAATCTAGTCTAGTGCGCTCTTGCCCACTTTGCTCTGTAATAGAGATGGTGCCTCGCCCTTCATCAAGAACAATCCTACCATTTAGTGAGCCTGTTAAACTGTTTCCTGGTTCTGTAATTGTTTTAATTATAGCCATGATACCTCCTTATGGTGCCCATACGTCATCACTATCCCAATCAGAAACGTCCCACGTCCACCAACTTCTAGGAGTGTACTGCCTTAGGGTGAGTTTCTGGGTGTACTTGGCGTCTTGTAGTGTGTTTTCAATCCCGATAACCATGTAACTATCTTGGAATTCTTTATAATCTACTGCGACAATATCCGCAAGCTGAAGCGCTGGAGTGCCCTTTACTTCTGCCACTAAAATATCATTATAATCCTTGTATTGGTCTAGTATGGTTTCAGCTAGGCTGTCAGCTTGTGCAAGGCTCTGTATGAAGTTATTTTCAATTGTGAGTACTTTCTCCTCAAACTTCGCCACGCTATCTTCATCGTATGAGTTATACATAGAGGGCTTCTCACCTTTTACCTTTGCTGGCTTACCCCATAAAACAACATCAGTTATGGTAATTGAGAAAGAGTTTGAGTTAGTTATAAACAACGTATAGGAGTTAGTTTTTTCGCTCACCCCCGTCAATGATACGCCGCTTGTCACTTCAGCCTCGCCGTTCATCGCTTTAAACCATGACTGTCCTGATTTCTCTCCAAGAGTAGGCGGGACAATATCAATAGCGGGGTCTTCTAATTCTAGGTTTACTGGCTGGCTTGCCCCTGCTGGGATAATAAAGTTATTGCCTGTCGCCCCTGAAATAGAGTAAGCTACCTGCTCTTCCTGCAACTCTCGTACTGAGGCGTTGATTATGACATGGTTAATTATTTCGTCATCTTCGGAGGTATCAAGAGATATAATGTGGTCATCTGTAAATGTTATTACAGGGGTTTCAACATCTTCAAGCCGTGGTCTAAATCGTATAATTCCCTGTTCGTCGAGCCATAGCTTGCCCATTTCCGCCTGTATCAAGGGTCGTATAACATCACCAGCAGTTTGTTGTTCTTTCTCGAAGAATAAGAAAGGTATCCTATTTCGTCCTTTTTGTAGGTCGTATTGTGTATTGGTAAGCCCAAACTGGGTAAAGATATTCTCCAGCACTTCATCGGTCGTAACATTTATCATAGTTTGAGTGTTTCTGATTGGCATGTCATAAATCCATGTCAAGAAGTCCATCGCCGTAAAGGTCGCTGTTCCGTCTGTCCTAGAGAGTTCTGGCATTCCCTCAGTTAATCCAACAAACAATTGTAAGTTTTCGCCTCCGAATCCCTGCAGAATCCTTACGGGGCGTCTAGGGAGTATATACTGGTCGATTGGCGATCCTGAGTTCGGAGTAAAGTATTTATCATAATTATTAAGCTGGAAGTCTGCTATTGCTGATACTACAGAATAGGGGAAGTTTATGCTCCTTTTAATAGAGTGATAAATTAACTCCTCGATGTAACTTGTATAAGCGTATTTATCCCAAGCCTGAATAGGGTCGTCTGCTGTCGGCATCCAAACATCACCAGCGTCCCAGTCAGAAGTATCCCAAGTCCAGAAATCAACATCGTCGTTGTACGACTTATCAAAAGAGATTAAAGCAGCACTACTCAGCGGGCGGTAGTCAGCGTCTGCCAGTTCCTTAAATCTATTCGTAGTCGTTTGCATTATGCGCTCGGCACAGCCCTCTGGCGTGTTTCCCTTAAAGTAATACTTACATTTTGTACAGTACCGCAGTTGTCTATAATGTTTTTCTTATCTAGGAGGAATTGTGCTGTCATATTTGATATCCCCTCCCCTTCTACATCTACGGTAGGATATTGGAATAAGGTCTTTTGGCGCTCATAAATAGCGTCTATCATGTCGAACTCGTCTTTGCTCATATAAGCCCACGTATGTGTGTATATGCGTTTTGTAGCAATGTAATCTGTGTATACGTTTCCGCTCAAAGTCTCCACGACAGTAGCTTTTTCGTATTTTTCACGAGTTAAAGGTACATTCAATGGTGGGAGTTCATACGTACCTGAGCTATCTGTCAGTGATATTTTATATGCCATTATATAACTCCCTCTATACTTATCTTACCAATATTGGCAGTTGAAACTTCGTTGATTAGTTTTCCGATTTCGTTAGCAAATGCACGCTTGTCTGATTTATTATTAAATACCAATCCACCAAGGTTCAATGATAAGTTTATATCTTGTGTTTCATTAGACCCGTTATTAAAGTCCACCATACTCTCTAGATTGTGAAGTGGTATTACCGCCTCATCATCGTTACCTTCACCAGCTACGACAAGCCGTCCTCCTGGTGTCTGAGGGACAATACCGCCCTCAGCAAGACGAGGAATATTTAATAGACCAAGTTGACCTATGTTAACTCCTGGTATTTTATTTATAGCACCGATTGCAGTATTAATAGACCGTATAAACCCATTTATGGTGTTCTCGGCAAAATTAAGTATAGAGTTTACTACGTTCTTGAATGCACCACCAATAGCATTACCTATAGCCGACCCAATGGTGGTGAAGGTATTTTTGATAGTGTTCCACACACCTCTAAAGAAACCTCCTACAGCACTAAATATTCTTTTAATAGAGTCCCAAGCTTTCTGGAAAGCCGCTACTATATTGCTAATGGACTTGCTGAGGAAGTTCATTACATTTTGCCATATCTTTTTACCAATCTCTGTTTGAGTGAAGAAGTATACAAGCCCTGCTACTAAAGCCGCCACTGCTGTGATGATTATTCCAATTGGGTTAGCCGCCAATACAGCGTTCAATGCAGCTTGGGACACCGCCATAGCTTTAGTAATGATATTCCATGCGGTTAATGCTGTAACAACACCACCTATACCAGCTGCTAACGTTCCAAACACGTCCTTATGGTCAGATATGTAACCGATTACTTTTATTACCTCATCAGAAACAACATCAAATGCTGTAGCTGTTTTATTTATAATCTCTACTATAGTTGGTCCGAACACATCTAGGAACTTAGCGCCAGCACTTGCTATTGCTGCGTCAAGCTGTCCCATCGAGTTGCCGAACGTGTCGGAGGCAGTTGCCGCCTCTTGTAACCCCTTATCATTACCTACATCTTTGAGGGCGTCTAGGAAGTCTTCTGTTGCCAGCGTGCCGTTTTGCACATCTTTGATGATATCACTAGAGTTTTTCCCCATTGACTCAGCTATTTTCGCAATCGCTGCAGGGTTCTGCTCAAGTAGAATACGGAAGTCTTGCCACGCTATCATAGGCTTAGCTACCATCTGCGTAAGCTGTAAGCTCCAGCTATCCATTGCCTGACCTGCGTTAGCAGCAAGGGTAGAAACACCACCAAGAGCCGTAACTAGCTCTCCTGTCATGTCGCCCGTGATACCGTACAGTGAACCAAAAGTCTTCGTCATATTGTCGAGGGAGTAAATCGTTTCATCGGCGTACTTTTTCATTGAATTAAACGAGTCAGCGGCAAACTCGCCTGTTGCTCCCATGGTGGTAAGGACTTTAGGGAACTTAATAGAGGCGTCATAGAGAGCCGTCATATCCCCTGTGGCGCTAGAGATAGCCCCTACAAGCCGACCCGTAATACTAGCGGCAACACCAGCAATAGCCCCACTCCACGCCGAGCCAAAGGCTTTTGAGGATTTATCAGCGCTCTTCTCAAGCTCTGCGTTTCCCTTTTTGATGTGCTTCTTGCCAGCGTCGTAGCCTTTCGTGTTAATCGTAATTACAACATTGATATTGCCGACGGTCTCTGCCATAGTTTACTCCTTGTTTTCTACGGTATTGTTCGGAACGGCGTTCACCGTGTTCGTCTTTTTCGAGCGCTTACGGGTGCGCTTTTTCATTAGCTTGTAAAATGACACTCCGTCACGCTTACGAATTAGCTTGTTTCCCATCATCTTTCTCCTTTACGCGAATATCGAACGAATTGCGGTGTTTACATTTCGCACAGATTAATTCTGATATTTTCGCACTACCAAGGGCGTTACCGAGGTAGCGGTTGCACTTCTTGCAATTTAGCTTGGTAACAATCATCATTCTTGCTCCATTTCGTACTGGCAGAAACATCTGCAATTCGGGTGCAAACCTCCGCCCTGCACCTCATAGATTTCATTGAATCCAGGGTCATTCCTACCTACAAACAAGGCGGTAACGTCAATCTTCTCGTCTGACAGCGCTATACACTCAAGACAAGCCCCTTCTCGGGTATTCCACGTCTTGTAAACACGTACAGGGAACTCTTCCTGCGCCTTAGTCCACGCCTGTAACTCCGATACGACACGAGTATGCTCAGTTTCGCTCACTACCACCCTTCTTACGTTAGGGTCGGCGTTTTTCTTCTTCACCTCTAGCGTTTCGCCAGGCAATGCCGCAACATCCGCCGCGAATGTCTTGCTAAAGTCGGCAACTCGTTTCGTGTACTGCTCGACGGCGTACTCTAGCTCTTCGTCGGATAAGTTAAGTTCAGCAATATCTACGCTATCAAGTATATCCGTTAGTGCGTCCACCACGTCTTCCACCGCAACGCCGTATAGGTCTTGGTATTGTGACTTGAATATGACCGCCATTTTACCCTCGTACTCGGTGCGTACCTTTTCGCTCACGCCGTTTTCAAGGATAGCGTCACGGTATCCTTCGGTAGCTTCTTGGAACAGGCTTTCAATGGTATCGCGCTGCTCTTTCGTGAGGGCGTTCTGGTATTGGCGGAAGAGCTCGTCATGCTCGACGTGGTTATGCGCTACGCCTGTCTTAGGGGCGCTCTGTGGCTCTTCTTCGGTCTCAATGGTATCTTCTGCCTTTTCTAGTAATAGGAAGCTCTCAGGTAGGCTGTACGCCTTAATAACGCTTTCTGGCGTGTACCCCTCGGCAACCTTACGCTCGAATAGGCGTGTTTGCTCTTGTGCAGTGCGGATTTTCACCAAACTTTCATCCGCAATTTCAGGGAGTGGGATATCAACCTTAATTTCACCGCTCAGCTCGAAGCGTTGCTCAATAGCGTGGGTGATTTGTGACTTAAAGTCTATAATAAGTGGCTTGTTTGTGTACTTAATAAACACGTGTTCAGATACACGAGCCGTTGCGTAGTTTTCGCCGTCGTTTGTACCCTTAACAGTGCCAGGAACGCCGAACGATTGGCTCATCTTCTTATCTGAGAACTCAAGCTGTGATGTGTAGTCCTGTACATCCTGTGAGCTGAATTGTACCCAGTGAATTTGTGGCTCTTTGCTGTCCGTAGGGCGGTATGAGTAGAATTGTTTTCCGTTATTCCTCGCCCCTGCGGTCTTTTTCTCAAGCTTGTCACGTAGTTTTACGAAGTCTTCGGGACTTTTAGCGGTAATAATCCACTGTCCTAGCGGCATACCCGCGTTTTTGGCGAACGCCGTCATGTGCAAGCCCATTTCGTCCTGCATTTTACGCCAGCTGTCCGCCGCCTGAGTTGGCGAGTATCCCATGAACACGTTATATTGGCTCACACCATTATGGATACGGATAATGTTGTTACGGTCGGCGTTTGTTAGGCGGGACACGCCAGATACGAGGGTAATGCCCCTAAAGTCTTCCTCTTTGTACTTTTTACCCTTTTCGAATAGCCTAGTTTCGGTCTTGCCGTTTTTTCGCCATAGGAACACGTCTGAGTAGCCCTGTGTGAGCATTTCCGAGTAGATTTGCTGCAGTACCTTAAATTGTGGGTAGTCCTCGTTAGGTGTCTTTAGGTACTCTGCGATTGCCCCAGTTTCCTGCACCTCGTTATTCTTCGTGTAGTAGAACTCGAACGTCGGTGCAGTTTGAATAATACGGTTGTAGTCGCCGTAGTAATTGTCATACCTGCCAGCACCGCTGACGCCCTTAAAGAACTCCATGTAGTGCTGTGTATAGATGTTGGTCTTAAAGCCGCCATAATCGTTCATCTGTGAACTACCGTAGCCGTTGAAGCCATTTCTTTCCTGTACAGCGTTTCGTACCAAGAGGCTATTACGTAAGTTATTCATAATTCTCATACTTATATTCTACCGTTTTACTCTTTCGCAAACATTCCCTTTATTGTTCTTATGAACTTGCGGTTGGATTTCTTACTCCTTGTGGCGGCGCTCGCTAAGTAAATGCCAGACAGAAGATTAGCTAGTTGTACCTTGTCTATACGCTGTAATTCCTTGATTATTTCGTTGTGCCAACCCTCGCTGTAATAGATTACATCGGGTACAAGTTTGATATAAGCGTCCATGCCGTAATACCGAATAAAAAGAGCGTCCTGCCTTATAACGTTCAAAGCCTCTTTTCTACGAGCGATTTCACGCTTCTTGGCTTTATAATAAGCGGAACGCTCCTCATTGAATATAATCATTATTGCCTCAAGGCAGTAATAAGCTCACCTATCTGTTCTTCACCTAACACATCGAATACGTCTTCGGCTTGGTCTGGGTCTACAAACTGTCTAGATAGAATGTCGAGCATTTCCATTGACTTAATTGACACCTCTAAAACGTCGTCTTGTGGAATACTCCTAAACCCCTCAGAAGTAGTATCAGACATGTCTTCTTCAGATACGTTATATTTTGTCATTAGATCATTACGCATTTTACTTACAGATGATTGTAGGTTCATCATTTTACGGCTTGCCCCTAGTGATAGTGGGTAAAACTTATATACCGTACCGTTAATATTGACGCCGATTATATTAGAGTTGATTTCTTTCAAAGCTATTCCCTCCAGCTATTTATTACCTTTAGTATATCAAACAAAAAGAGCGGTACAATGCCCGCTCAATTCGTAGCTTTTGGTTTTAAGCCGATGTTGTGTCATCAAAGCCGAGAAGAGCCTTAATCCCACTGCTATCAGCATTACAGTAGAATGCAAACTCTGGCATGATACCGTCTGAGTTGTTCATCGCAAGCTCTATATCTTCTGAGTTGAACTCAACGTTTGTGAGCTTAATACGCTTTTGAACGTCAGCAACATCACGACATTTGTCTTCGATGATAACCTCTAGTTCGTCTTGTGACGCACATACGTTACCGCCTCCGATTTGCACACCAACTGTACCATTCGCCAAGGTAGTAGGTACAAGACCTGCAATCTTAAAAACATCAAACAACTTCCATATGTCTGAGCCCTCTAAAATTGTTGCGACTGTTCCCTCTACATTAACAACACCACTTGAGAACTTGTCCGTACCAGTAAAGCGTGGTATTTCACGTGGGTCGCTGGTGATGTTCAAAGTGATACCGTCCTCGGCAAAGTTTTCTTCACCAACTACGGTTATTTCACTCGAGGTGAGGTTATTAACCGTAAGCTGTGGGTTTTTGAATATGAACGCTTTCGCCATCACATTTCCTTTCATTGTGGGGCGGATATTTCACCGCCCCGATTACGGTTATAACTAGGCTGATACCGTTTCTGGTAGTTCAATCTTAGCTGCAACAGCTAGCTGAGTTGGAGCACCACCTACACGGCGAAGTACTTCAATCTTCTGCTGGTTGAAGTCGATGTCGTACTGTTCGATGTTGTCATTCGCGCTAGTAAGACGTTCGATACCGTTTTCACGCCATGCGTATGCTACGCCGTCGGCGATGTAGTCACGTACGAAGATTTTATCTACGCCGATTGCACCCGCCACAGTGTCTTCGCTAAATGGAAGTCCTGCCGCTGATGATAGCCCAGCCTTTTGTAGGCGAGTAAGCTCAATGCGGTTCATAGCTGCGTAGCGGCGACCTGTACCCTTGATAGCTGCAACACCGTCAAGCAACGCACCGATTACAGACGCTTCGCCTGAGCCGTCAACAACAATTGCGTGAACGTTGTCGCTGTCTTCTGCCGCTGCGTCGATAGATACGATAGCCGTAATCTTGCGACCGCCAGCTTGGCGACCGTCACCAGTGATGAAAGCGCGCTCTTCTTCTTCGTCGAGCTTCTGAGGAAGTTCGTCCTTAACGGCTGCGTAAAGTAGTCCGCCAAAGTCCTCTTCGAGGTCTTCGTAGTCAAGCTTCTGCATTTTGTATAGGAATTGGGTGTTAAGTACCTGTGGGTTAACCTTTAGGTCTTGGTAAGCCTTCTGAACGCCCTTTACGTATACACCTGCACGGTTTAGCTCGTCATCTGAGTACTCTTCCATTGCAACAGTCTTGCGCTTTGCAGAAGTGGTGCGGAAGGTGCTTAGGATGTCGGTTTCGCGTTGGTGAAGGAAGATTTCGGTAAAGATAGCGTCTGGGACTACGTAAGTGCCGTCAGCACCGTCAGTAATTTCAACGTCATTCTTTACGGCTTCAATAACCTGGTTTTTGTTCATCTTACGGAGTTGCCCGTTTTGTGCGAGCTTAGTAAGTGAGTTTAGCACCTGCTCTTTTGTTGCTTCCTTAGCGCCGTTAGTAGCGCCAGCAATTTCTTGTTTCGGCATAATAGCCTCCTCTTCTTCGTTAGTTTCTTCTTCCGTTTCGTCCTCGGTCTCGGGTTCCTCTTCGGTCTCCTCGTCCGTGGTCTCTTCGGTGTTTTCCGTCTCTGTTTCCGTTTCCGGTGTTTCTGTGTCCTCGGTAGGTTCAGCGTCGTCCGCTTCTTCCTCTTCGCCCTTATCAATCGAGTTGCTTGCTAGTATCTTCGCCTTAGGCTCTGCGCCAGCGTATACAACCGACACTTCGATAATATGAGCATTTTTGAGTTCGTCAAGGTCGTCTTCTTCCGAATATCCACTACCCCAGTCGGTGGTAATAGATACGTCCGTAAGCTCCTTGTCGTTAACTCGTTGGCGGGTCTCCTGAGCTTTGTCCCCAGAAAACCATGTAGCCTTCATCTCGACGTGCTGTTCTTCACCAGACGTTACGAGGCGCGCTTGGTAGATGTTGCCAACCTTCTCATCAGTATCACTTTTGTGGTTCAACATCAGAGGGATTGCAACCTCACTCCAATCACTTGATAGCGTTTTAAAGTCGCCAGTATCGTCCTGAGCCAGCAGGGTCTCTACCGAGTAGGTAAAGCCGTTGAGGTTCTTGACGTTACGAGCGGCGATAAACGTAATCTCGCCATTAGTCTCTCTGGTTTCGACGGCACTAGTCGCAAACTTTGGTCGTTGTGACATTCCGCCTCCATTTTCTTGTTAATGTGAGCTATTCATGAGCTATCACCTTGTATTATACACATTTATAAAATGTCAAGCACAGACGGTATATTCAGGCTAATCAACTATCAACCCCAGCCGATTAGCCCAAACGAAGTATCCCTCAGCGTCTTTCTCTAAAAAGTCCCATGTAAACAGCATTTCTAGCTTAAAAGTCGTGCCGTTCGGTATCATGCAAACGCCGTTAGAGCCGCGCAAGCCGTCGATAGCTTCCTTCAAGTACTTGATGTTAGCCATGCACTGCTCCTTGTCCTTACTGCGGTAGAAAAGGTCGTATTCTTGGTAGCCCGTGCCGTTAAACACGCTAGGGGTTTGCACCTCGCTCACCCATGCGCCAGAGCGCCCTAGCCCGATGTCATAAGCGAATAAGTCCACGTCTTTAGTTAATACGGTGGTGTTGGTTAGGATGTCTAGTAAGTCTTCCATGATTGCTCCTTAATCGAACTTCTTAAAGTATTTGCTCGGGTCTTTAATCGTCTTGAGGGCGTTGGATAGGTAAAGCTTGGTAGAGGGATGAAGATTATTCTCATAATGCCTACGTTTGGCGTATGGGGTATTAAAACTCACCTCGACCGTATCACTCTTGCTACTTACCTCGATCCTTGAGGAATTGCGTAAAGCCCCTGTGTCTTTCGGGGCGAGTATCACCGCCCTCTTGTGTACGTCTTTACCTAGAGAAGTAAGCCCAGCGGTTATCATCTCGTCTACAAGTTTGTCCACTTTACTAAAGTCTGTTGGCATACTAGCCCCACACGGGGTCGCTTCCACCCTCGATTTCATCACCTAGGTACGCCCTGATGAACTTACTCACGCCCTTACCGAAGTCCTCGCCAATAGGCAATCGTTCAATCACCCGCCACTTGCCGTCCACCTGCACGAAGTTCCCCTCTTCAATGTATTGCTTGTCGCTCGCTCTAAAGTGAATGGTTGTTTGCGTGTTCCTGTCCTCAGAGTTTTCAACAGCCTCCGCCATACCGTCACGGCGTTTAATGATAGCGTCTACCTCTTGCTGATAAATAACGCCAGCAGAAAGCTCTCCACGTTCGGTCTTCTTCACCTGAACCTGTACAACCGACTTCTTGAATAGCTTAAAAATATCGTCCACCGTCTTTTTGCTCCCTCGATACGCCAACGATTAGCGGCGTTCGTATATACCAGCTCCAGCCGTCTGCTAGTGCGTTGCCCTTCGCCTGCCCAGCTTCTTCGCTGTTGCGGTAGGTAACACTAAAGTCCTCAATCTTCTTGCTCGACACCCCAGACTCGTCCAGCGTGTCAGTAACGTCATCTTGTGCTATCCAGTCAGTAAGAGGATCAATATCAGTATCAAACTCGGTACTCCCCCAGAGGGCGTCAATGGTCACTTCTTTAGGTAGGCACTTACCCTTCAGCTCGATTTGGTTAAAGTATGTTACACCGTTGCGTACACCGTTAAAACTCTTTACAATATCGCCGCTAAAATCAACAGTCGGGTCTCCTGTGAATAAGTCGGCATACACAATACCGTCAACCACTGTATAGGTACGGTCACCTGCGGTCTTTGTGATACCGTACCCTAGTATCTGCTCTGCTCGTCTGACTGTGTTATTGTCCATGATATTCCTTTACGATATTATACTCATTACTCAAAAGTTCTTTAGCTCTTGCCCTATCAACAGTGAATACCTCACCTATACGCCGCATTATAGACTCTTGTTGGTCATTAAACGGTCTTATAGTTTCTATTATACATTTTCCATTTTCGCTGCGCTCCTTTAAGACCTCCTGCCACAGTGGTATGGCATTACGGCTGTCTAGTGGCCTGCCATCAAACATCTCTGGGACTTCGGCTGTCGTATCTTCATACTTGGGTATTTCAGGCTGGCAACCTAGAACAGTAGCCTCAAGGTAGACTCGCCCTTCGCAGATAACTCGCTTGTATTTCGACATCTCTTTTAGTAGGTCTTCACGCTCAAGGTCGCTTATCTGTGCTATGTCTTTCGGCAATGAGTCAAGGTATCGCTTTTTGAACCCCCACGAATTACCGACAAATGCTATATCTTTTGTATGGCGTTTCTTTTGATATTGTGCGACATAAGTCGTATCTATGCTAAGTGGTATATAAACAGCTTTTTCTCCGTATTCTTCAAGCGTTTTAACCGTAGAATGCTTAGAACACACCCAAAGTATGTTTTTACCGAAGAACTTGCCATAGCTATTATTAGTTGTTCGGTTATCATGACAAACCATCACAGCACCATCTGGCACTTCATGTCTTTGGTAGAGTACAGCCCCAGCCGTAACAACAAAAACATCAGCTGATATCTTTGGTAATATGATTTCTTCTATCTCACTTGAGTACCAATAAGAGCCATTGTTTCTTCCCTCTGTTTGTCGGCTATGCCATTCCTTGAACCGCTGTGATTGAGTGCCTAGGATTATCATATTTTTAGTATATACCTAGAGTAGTTGGTCTGCTGATGCCCACGCGGTTGTTTGAGGGTTGGCGGCTCTCTCGTAAATAGTAGCCAGTACGTCAACGCCGTCATCATGATTGTTCTTACCACCTGCGACATATCCTATCACCTCCGCTGCGAATTCAGGGTATTTGCTCGCCCAGTTCGGTGGCATTTTGATATTCTTAGCGTTCCAAGCACTCGACGCTAATATGCGAGCTTCCTTGTTTGAGGTTTGCGGTGTCCACTTTACCACCGTCTTAAAGTTGTCTAGCTTGTGCAGCTCCCTCTCGATGTTTCGGGCGTACCCCTTACCGCCGTTGTTACTCTCAAACTCGGCTTCGTTCACGTCCCCTGCGTTAATCATCAGGGCTACCTTCGGCTCGGTAATCTCTGCCTTTTCGGGCGAGTAGTAAATATCGGTGATGTAAACGGTGATATCGTCATCTGTTTTCTGCACTGCCCAGTTAATAGAACAGAGGTTGTCTGTCCCTTGGTCTGCCACGTCAGTATTGTTCACTATGCGTAAGCCGTCTGGTAGCCTGCTCCATTCCTCGAAGCCTCTGTATAGATGCCCTTCAATGTCCACTGGCTGCTGGTAGTAGTTCGCTTTTAGAATAGTCGGGTCGAGGGTCTTTTTAATTTCTTCGAACTTCTTACGGCTCATGATAGTTGGCTCTAGCATTTCGCCGTCCTTTTCAATCTGGTAATTCACTACTGTAACGTCATCGCCGTATAGCTTAATAATCTCCCCAGAGAGGTCATTTGTCGCCCACCGCTGCATAACGAAGATAAACTTATAATCATCACCGTCAGTGCGTGAGAAGAGGGTGTTCTTGTAGAATCTAAAGTGGTCGGCGAGGGCGTTGGCGTTCATCGCTTCGGTGGCGTTCTTGATGATGTCGTCGATTATAAAAAAATCAGAACGTGAGCCTGTAATAGCACTTGTAGGGCTTGTGGCACGATATGACGGCTCTGCACTGCCCTCTAACTCCCATTTACTTTTAGTGGCGAAGCCATACTTAATCTTAGTGTCAGGGAATATCTCAGGGTATTTGATACCGCCTTTGCCTACGTTGATACCTAGGATTGTATCTCGTATCTGAGTAGAGAACATGCTTGCGAGGTCGCCAGAGTTAGCCACGCCGATGATACGAGTGGCAGGGTCTTTACCCATAAGCCACAGGGCTAGGTTCTTAGCGGTGAAGCTCTTGTAATGCCCAGGCGGGAGGGACAGAACGAGATAGTGGCGGTCGCTGTCTTCGATAAAGGTTTGGATGGTGTCGGCTACTTCTTTTAGTAGCTTGCGGTCGTCATAAAACAGCTCGGGGTAAAGTGCTTGCTCAAAATACCAGAAGTTGCGCTTGGCTAGTTCAATCGTAGACTGTTTACGTACATACTCAGGCACGTCAGCCATTATTTACCTGCTAGCTTGCGAAGTTCGTCTACTGATAACTCTTTGTAAGGGTTGATACTTTCGCCCTTAGTGGTAACGTCCACGCTCTCTTTCGGCTTGCCATACGCTTGGTCAATAAGCTGGATAATCGTCTTGTAGTCTTTCTTCACGATAGCGGTAGCGAACACGCCACGAAGTCCGCTGTCAGTTTCGGCTTCTTTCACAATCTTCTGGTAGTCGGCGATGGTTAGGTTAGGGTCGAGGAGGTTCTTAAGCTCGGCACGTATCTCTCGTACGTACTTAGGGACACCCCCGTTATTACGAGGGTTAGCGTTCATAGCACCAAACCGCCTATCTGCTGGTGGTGCAACCCCACTTATAGGTGAAACTCCCTTAGCCTGTTGTGTGGCTTTCTTCGTCATACCGTTATTATACAACAAATAAAAAGCACCGCAATTGTAGCGGTGCTCGTTAGGTCAGATAGTCGGGTCGAAGTGTGCGTCGAACCAGTAAGCTCCACCGTCCTTCAAGGCGTCCATCATAGCCTTAGCTTTACGGTAAGTAGTAACTGAGCCTGTACGCTTGGCGTTACCCATTTCTGAGCGTTTCGTGATGTCAGCTGTGCCTATAACTAGGTAGTAACCGTCATTGTCCGATTTAACGTTGCGCCCGATGTACCATTGTGTTGTATTCATGTTTAGCCTTTCTTAATTGCTAATATGATTATAGCACAACGTATTGTAATTGTAAACACTTTTTAGCGATTTTCTTTGTAAAATGCCTGCTTTTTCGGTTTTATAGGGGTTATTCTGTGGATAAGTAAACAAAAAGCCCCCGAAGGGGCTTTAAGGGCATATCCACGCATGGTAGGTATACAGAGGTGGTTTTAGAACCTTCTTACAGTAGCTGTCAATCGGTAGGAATTGTATATAAGAGAGTTAAACTTGTTTTTATCGGTTATCTTTTTTCTATATATAATATCTATCACTTCAAGCCATTCTGAGTCTTTTAACTTTCCTGGCGGTAGTTTCTTACTAGGGCTAGGACTTTCGATTATGAACATAGGATTTACTCCATCATGAAGTTTTACAAATACCTTTTTCGCCTCTAAATAAAATGTACAATATTTATTTTTGACTACTTTGTAATTGCCCATGATGTCATTATGCAATAGTTATTTCTATTTAACAATGTACTTATCTACAATACATCGACCCCCTCTATGGGGCCTTATAAAAAGGCTCAAAATAACGCCTCTCTCGTTGTTCACGCCATTTTTCGATAATGTCATCACCGTATTTCTTCTTGGCTTGTTCTTGGAGTCTATAGATTATATCTAGTAGCTCTTGGAACTATGTTTCTGTATATGCCGCCATTACATTCCCTCCCGACCAATTAACTCTGGTGCATATCGACTAATAACCTCCGCCTCCAGTAGCCCAATTCGTGCCTTAGCCTCATTGATAATCTGGTACTCTTTCTCCATCTCCTGAGAGAGTTCTTCTTTGGTCATGTTGCTTGGGACTTTCTCCTCAACTTTGTGAGGGAAACGGTTAAGCATTTCTTTTATGATTTCTGGGTTCATAGTGTCTCCTCTATCTCTTTTAGTGCTTGGCGTTGCTGTTCGACTAAATCTTGCTTCGCCTCGGCTTCTGGAGTCCAGCTATGCTCTGGATTCTTGTCCGTCCAGTCCTGACCTATCACCTCAACCCTCACCCTCTCCAGCAGTTCTTTGTTGGATTTTTGAGCTACAGAGGTTATCTCTTGCAGTAACTGTGCTGCTACTTCGTCCTCATGTGGGTCTAACCCTGCACGCTGCATGATTAGTGCTATCTCTTCTCTTAAATTACTCATTGCCCTTTGCCTTTCTGTGTATCTCCTCGGCTAAATCCTTGAGATGTTTGAAACCATAGATAGCACTCCAAGCGTCTTGCTTAACCTCATCCACAGTCCAATCCTTTTCGCCTTCTCGTGGTTTGCCCCCTTCTCTCCAGAATGAGAAGTCTCCGTAATGACCGTAGTCCCATCCATACCAGTAGTATCCCTCTGGACGATGCTTGCCATCGCCCTCACCGCTGAAGGTAAGACCACCGTGGCATTTGATTGGTAATAGATCGTAATCATACCCAGCTAGTGGGTGGTCTACCGGAACGCCTATATATGTGCAGAAGTTTCTCCCTCCCATAGAAAGTACGATAATCCACAGCCCGTCTTCTCTCCAGTCGGCGGCTCTCACCACCTCATCATGGTTAGTTATAAAATCTCTCGCTACCCTTGTATCTATATTCTTACTCATCACTTCCTCCTTGTAGTTTGTTAATCTCTCCTTGAATGGCTGATAGCAATACTACTTTACGATTTGGCTTTGGATTTCCTCTATAAGTATAAGTAGTGGCTTTCTCTTGATACTTGGTAAGCCGCTCCAACAACTCCAGCTTCTGCCTGTCGGATTCTTGTTGGATGAGAGCATTAACCCTATCCAGTACAGATACGTGTCCCTCTACCCACTCAAGGTTGTCTGAACGATTGTTGTTATTATCGAAGTCTTTATGGATTAGAGTCTTATTGCCAGGACTAGGCGTCGGCAAAAACGCACCAGCAACTACACGATGTATCCATAGATTTTTAGTTGAACCATCAGACTCAGTGACCTTTATAACCCTCATGCCGTTGTTACAGTGAGACTTCATAATGATTGGTTTCTTCCGCCTTCGACTCACTACATAACCATAGTTACTAACGAATAATCCATCAAAGCCCTTTATCGGCCTAATTTCTTCTCTAAGTGATGTGGTCATGGTTTATCTCCGCTTATCTTTTCTATATGCTGGCATAACTCGGCTGGCATCTTTCCCCTCGATAGGTAGTCCCTACCCACTTTGGTCGACCAATTTGCATGCTTATGCCCCCCCCTGCAGAACGGTTTGAACTTAGGGTCGGGATGGTTAGTCCATATGTCGGTCGGCTTCATGCTTGGTCGCCCGTATGAGCAGTAGGTTATACCATAGCGCGGTCTATCTTGCACGAATGGCATATGACGCATACGACCACGAGGGTTCTCGACGAAATAATACCTAGTGCCTAAGCCTATCAGCTCGTCTATCATCTTCCACATTCTTGCGTTAGCGTCGTCGCATTGTTTGGCGTAATCAGTCTTCGGCTTCAATCCTTCTTTCAGGGTACGGTGTCTATGGGTCGCAATAGAGTAGGTCGTGCAGTCGGGCGAAGCCCAGATGACGTCTGGTACGCCACCGCAAAGCTTAATAACGTCTTCCGCCGTGAGCTTTGAAATATCCGCATGAATCTCCGCTTCTACTTTTTCCGACCAGTCAATGCGGTATGCCCGCCACCCAGCCTGCCTAAAGGCTTTGCTTATGTCGCCATTCCCACTGAATAGTTCTAGCAGTATCATTACAATATCCCTTCCTTCTTTAATTCCAAAGTTAAACGCAACAG